TTCCTGAGTTTTGGTTGAAGGTGATTATTAGTTCCGACCCTAGTCTTAAAGATGGAGCATTTACTCAAAATTATGTTGTGAACCTAAGTAATATAGATGTGAAAAAGTTACCAAAAACATGGAGTTAATCGGAGGCATAAGGTTAAATCATGCCCAGGACTAGATAATATCAAGATAATGAGAGTACCTATTATTAAGTATATCAGGAGTTATATTATATGCCTTTCCAGAAGGGTCATACTGTAAGACCTCGTAACCCGGGCAGAAAGAAGAAAGAATCTACAGAAATCAAGGCGCTTATGGAGGCCGAACAAGCTCATACGCCGGCAATGATAAGAATTGTACGCGAGAGGGCGTTGGCCGGGGACCAGAAGTATATGGAGATATGGTGGGACCGAGTATACGGCAAGGGGAAGCAGGTGCTAGAGGCACGTATCCAGGCCGTAGCAACGATGGCACCAGAAGATTACGCCGAGGCTACACGCCTGGCTATCGAAGCGGAGCAGAAGCTACTATCTGAAGCTACAACATAACATCGCAGAATGGTTATCCTGCGAACTAGAACAAGAACCGTAGCTAATTCTAACAATCTGTTCTACTTCTGACCGATTGGGCAACCCCTTATGTAAAGCAGCACCCTATCAAGAGCCATGTATCAAGCACCCCCTACCCACCCAGATAACGTTAGACTATCAACCTACGTGGTGGAAGTGGGATGCCGCACCAGGAGTGGGAAATATAAACGCCGAGCCCGTAGTGAGATTTTTACTCAAAATCAGACTTTAGGGATTATGTAAACTAAGAAGGAAAACAATAAGGAGAGTATGAATTTAGACCCACAGATAATCCTTGCAGTTGGCAAGCGAGAAGAAGAATGTACGGCTGAGGACCGTAAGTTACGGGCACTCGAACACTATAAGTGCAAAAAATCCTTTGTTTACTTTCTCAGTAATTATTGCAAAATCATCGAACCACCTACACAGGACAATCCTGGCGGAATTATTAGATTTGAACTCTGGCCGCACATCATTGAGGCAATCAAGGCGCTTCTCACGCAGAAACTTATCGACTGGCTCAAGGCTCGACAGGTCGGGGCTTCGTGGTTAATCGCAGCTTATGTTCTTTGGTTCGTAATGAACAATTTGGGAGGAACGGTCGCCATATCCTCAAAAGGCGAACCAGAGGCATTTGAATTAGTCGCAAAATGCAAAAGAATTTATTTACAACTTCCTGATTTTTTGAGATTGAAGATGCAACCCGACAGTAGTGGCGAATTGGGATTCCCCGTTATGATGAGTTCCATTAAGGCATTCGCCGCCACCGAAACAGCAGGACTTTCCTTTGCCTTCTCCATTATCGTCTGTGACGAATGGTTGCAACACCCCTACGCCGACCAAAATTATTTCGCTTCAAAGCCAGCCAGGGATGCAGGTGGACAGTTCATCGGAATCTTCACGGCCGACCCTGAAAAACTAGACGGACTGGCGATAGCGGTTTTTAAGGATGCCCTAGAAAATAAAAACGGTTTCACACCATTATTCACTCCATACTTCGCTCGACCCGGACGCGATAAGAAATGGTATGACGAAACAAAGAAAAGTATTCCGACAAGAGAACTTGGCACCTTAACACCCGAACTTTATATGCTCAAGAATTACCCCGCCTCGATTGAAGAGGCATTAAGCCCTGCCCAGACAATCGCCGCCTTCGACCTGAAAGTCGTAACTGAAATGATGGCGGATGTCCGACAACCCATCAAGGTTACACGGGATGGGATAGATTCCAACATCGTACACATTTACAAGGACTTTTCTATCGGACAGTATTTTATTGCTGCTACCGATACCTCGCATGGCGTAGGCAGGGATTTCTCAGTTACTACAATCATGAACATTAAGACGGGTGAAGTCATAGCAGACATTTTGGATAACACACTTCCGCCAGAGGAACTCGCCCTTCACAGCACTCGGATGCTTGATATATTTCAGAATCCATTATGGTTTATCGAATCTAACGATTATGGCGGAGTGACCATTTTAACCGCGCAAAATCTGAATTACCGCAATCTTGGTTATGAGGATGACAAGAATCGCAAAGTCGGATTCAACACTCAGGGAAGTTTGGAAACGGGTGGTAAGGTTGTGGGGACACGGGTGGCGCTCTGGGGAAGTTTAATCCCAGCAATCAATAACAGGCAGATTCAAATTTACAATGTCGAGGGATTGAAACAGTTTAGTGATATTATCCGTAATGCCCAGAAGCAAGGGCGTATAGAAGCTATGCACGGACGACATGATGATTACCCGATGGCAGTCGGAATTTGCTGGCTGAAAAAAGACGAAGTTTCTGGGATTGGCGGGTCATTGGCTCCGATTGAAACCCTTCATTTTAAGAATCGAACCAAACTCAGGAGGCGATGGTGAATAGTGTTGATATAACATTGGGCGAAATCTGTGCCATTACAGCAACGAATAGACAAGTATTGGTTGATGGGATAAATGCCCGAATGGGTGGGTGGATTGATGCCCACCCCGAAGCGTCATATCTCTATGTATCATTATCTGGTGAGAAATTGGGATGCCCAGGTTGCTCGGCGGATTATAAAACCGAGGTGGATGTCCCCGCACATTCAATTCCCTGCTCTTGTGGTAATCCTAAGCATTGGTTGATTAAGTACGAGGAAGAATAATGAAAAACGGTAAAGTTACCCCCGAAGAAATAAAAGACGAATTGATACCCAAGTGCAAAGAAGTCTATAACGACCTTTGGGATAAGGGATTTAAGCTGGATGAGAAATATTATGAATTAGACTTTGGGGATAAACTAGACCTTCCCACCGAGTTTGCCGCAGAGGGCATTGTCCTGCCAACTGCCCGCGACATGGTGGATACCTTTGTTGACCATATTGATATTTCAAATGCTCGTGTGTTCGTGAATCGTAAGGGAACGTCTACCGCATCTGCCGAAGACGCAGAGATGATGCGGAAGTTTTATCTTGGTTTGATTAACCGAACTAATGTGGAATCTGATATTTCACCGTGGAGGGTGGCGGCTAAACATTTTGCCATGCACGGTCTTGCAGTTTTCAAAACCGTTTGGGATGCCGATAGATGGATTGATAAGCCCGAACAGGCAAAGAGTGAAAGCGAAACCGATTATGCTAACAGAATTGAGGAGTGGCAATCACAAACCCATCAATCTATTCCAATAATTATTCAGGCGATAAATCCCAATTGCATTATGCCCGACCCGTCTTATGGCGGGAGACAGTTTGTTATTGAAGAACAATCGAGACTTTGTTTCGATGCCTCTAAGAGATGGCCGCATTGGTCAAATCCAGAAAGTAAAAAGTTAGACCAACAAGTAACTTATATTTCTTATTGGGATGATACATACCGATGCGACATGATAGACGGCGAACCGATACTTAAAGTCAAAGGTGGGGTTGTCCAGCACAAATATGGATTCATCCCCTACACTTTGATTGATTCTGGATTGGGCAATATGTCAGCCGATGGCGACCCCCAAAAGCGGTATGTTGGGATTCTGAGATATATGTTTGACCTCTTGGTGGCGGAATCGAGGGACTTCTCTATTTCTGATATTGTTCTTAAAAAAGCAGGATTCCCTTATCTGGTCATATCGGGCAAGAACTCCGCATTGGTTACCGAGATAAGCCAGAAATACGGTGTGGCGAATAGATTACCCGAAGGCGTGACAGTTGAGGAAATCGTTTCTAAGGTCCCCCCCGAAGCATTGGCACAACATCTTTATCGAACATCAGATTATATTTCAGCTCACGCTGCACCACGTTCTGTGCGGGGGTTATCGGAAACGGGTGTAAGGTCGGGTGCTGATAGACGGTTGGTGTTATCTGAGGCCGCTGCTCGTTATCAATACAGTACGGAGGCGTTTAAGAACGGCACGGCAAAGGTTTTAACCAATTGTGCCCGTCTAATGAAAAATGTTGTCCCTGGCGATATTAGGGTCTGGGCAAAAACCCCCACTGATAACTTTGATGTCGAGATTAAAAAAGACAAAATGAAAGAGCCCTTCACCTGCTATGTGGAGTTTGCCCCGATTTCAGAAGAGGACGAATATCGCAGGCATGATGACCTAGAGAGGTTATCTGCGAGTGGGATTGTTACCCCTCAATGGGCAAGAAGCCAGATGTCAAATGTTGACCCATTAGCAATGGAAATTGAGGTTGAAAAAGAGAAATTAAAGAATGACCCGAATATTCAATCTGTTGTTGCACAGTATGTCGGGGGCAGGTTGGCACAGGCGATTTCACAAAGAAGCGCGGCAGAAGGATTGACTGCTGGTCTACCCCCGATACCTGCACCCCAACAGGGTGGAATACCCCAACAAGGTGGTGTGCCTCGCCAGATGGCTCCACCCATTACCGAGCGACCACCGATAGGTTCTGCCGAAAAATTGCAGACTGAACTGGCATCATTAAGAAGCAATAAACCAATGAAGCCCCAACAGGGAATCGGAGGGGGTAGTAACAGATGATTTGTTATTTGGGGGGGAATAAATCGCTACCCTTTATGGACGGGAAGGTTTCAACCCACCAACGAATAGCATAGAAGGCAATTTGCATTTCTCGTTTTGATACCTCGGTACAATTCATTTTATCGAGGTATCTTTTGAGGTCGCGATATCGAAAATCGCCCTCGGTGGTTATAAAATGTTGTCCTAATCCAGATGAAATAACCATACTGTAATTATATAAAATAATTATGTTTTTGTCAAGAGGTAACAGATGAAACCAACAACTTTAACCAGAATCACAGAAGAAGTTATTGACCTAAAATTAAAAGCCGCCGATGAATTTATTGCAGATGTTATCGAACCCTTAGAGAAAATCGGAAGTCCCGAGGCATTGATTGGCAAAAAGTATGAGGAATGGACTCCTCTGGATTTTCAACTTTTAGGACAAGTTTATGGTATGGGAAATGAAAGTCCGTTGGGTAAGTTAATATTCAAGAAGTCGCTTGAGGAAGTTCAGCGACTTGAGAGCGAGGTGTAGACATGGCATTTTGGGATAATTGGCGACAGCAACAGGCACAGACGGCACAACCAGTACAGACTGACCCTTATGTCGGTGCTGCGGGTCTGGCTACCTATCAAAGCGCTATGGCTGCGGGCAAAACCTATGTGCCGGGTTATGGGTATGTTTCACCTCAATCACTTAACAATGTGGTTACAGCAACTCCACCTGGGGGGCAACCTCAGATGAATCCCCTTGCTGGATGGAATCCACAACCTGCACCTGTCGCAGGTAGACCTGCCAATTTATATGCCGATTGGTTGACTACCCCCTCTACGGGATTGGCTGGGACAACTGTAAATACTCCTGGTGCTGGCAACTTGCCATTGGGCTTTGAATCATATACAGACCCGACCACTGGAATAAATTATTATCTGGGTGCTGATGGTGGTTGGCATGTTGCAGGTAGTTCCGAGAAAACTACAGATACCGCAATGACCGACTATCAAAAAGCCATGATTGACCTTCAATTGCAGGATATGGCTACAACACAGGGATTGAGTGAGGATGAGTTGGCTTTACGAAGGCAACAAATGTATCAGGATGCTTCCTATCAAAATGCACAATTGGCGTGGCAACAACAACAGTGGTCGCAACAACAGGCGCAGGAACAAAAGAATTATCTGGCTAATCTGGCTGCTGAACCGCACAGTTGGCTTGAATATGCGTCTGCGGCAGGTCAACCACCTGTAATTCAACCGTGGATGCTTCCCCTGATGCCTTCAGATTATGGTATTTATTCTGCCGGGCAAACAATGCCTGGCTGGAATCCTGAAAATATGACAGGTATGCCCCAACTGATAAATCCCTCTGCTCAATATCAGGCCAGGATGGGTCCAACTGCACAACAGCAATATTATGGTTATGAGCAAGCCAGAACAGGGGCTACCCCTGAAGAAAGTCAATGGCGTCTATGGTCTTATGCCCCACCCTCAGGAAATAGAGGTTTAACACAGGTAAGATAATGAACTGGGGAGAATCTCAGATAGCCAAAAAGCAACTGCCATTGCAGACTAAGACTCTTAGTCCTAGTCCTGAGGTTCCCGCATGGTTAAAATTCTGGCGTGGTAAAACACCGTGGCAAGAGGAACAGGGGCAGACATTTCCGCAATGGGCAGGACAGACTATTCACCCCCAGACTGATAGGGTTGTTAGGTCTGTTAAGGGCGATGATAGCCTTATACATTCATTCACCGAATCAGGTAAGGAATTAACTTTCCCAGATTGGCAAACTGCTGAATCCTACTCAAAGGGTAAGGGAATGGGTACTCCGCCAACACCTGAGTATAAATGGTGGAGGAATCCTTATATGCCAGGCGGACCCTTTGCAGGGGCAGCGGTTAATCCCAGAACCACAAGTGATATAGGTGCTGCCGCAAGTCTGGCAATGATGGCGGGTATGGAACCCGCTGCCGCAGCAGTGGCGCCGTTGGCAACCTTGCTTCCGAAATGGGGTTCAACTGCATTGGGTTTTATTGCTGATGTTTCTGGCAGGATAGAACCAACGGTATCCCCCAAAATTATTCAACAAGCCACTGAATTTGCGATTAAACAATTACGTGAAAAAGGGGCAGAGGCGAAGGAAAGTATCATACAAGGCATCTCTAAGTCAATGCCTGAAAAACAGGCAAAAAAACTTGTTGAAACCGTGGCCAAAAGATTGGGCATAAGTGCCGAAAAGGTTGTTGGAAAGATACCCGAAGTTGCACCGAAGGTTGGTGGGGCAGTCCCACCTGTGGCGAAAGAAGCTCCCCAATTTGCAGGCAATATTCGTTTAGGGAAATTCCCCGAATCTACTCGACCAATTATACAGGAGTGGGCAAGTGCACATCCCCAAGAGATTGCAACGGCAAGGCGAGGGGTTATTCCCGATGCTCAGGTTTTAGCCGAAGGGCAAAAATTAGTTGAAGAAGTCGGTGGTGGGTTTGGCAAAAAGATTCAGAAATGGAAGCCTGGGCAGGCTTGGAACGCCGAAGAAATTACAGCTTTGCGTGGTTCATTAAATAGCAAGGCGCAGGAAATAATCAGATTAAGAGATGCGATTCAGGGTGGTGTGGACACAACTGAGAATATGCTGAAATTAGAAATGTCATTATTGGAACACGCTCAATTACAGCAAACTGTCCTTCACGGTGTTACTGCTGAGGCGGGACGTTCCCTTAGAGCATTTAGGCAGACAGCATTTGATAGCTTGAAAGCTAGTAATGTTGAAAAAATGAATGAACTCCTCAAGCGACTTGGCGGGAAGGGGAAGATAAAAGATATCGCCGACAAGTTGGCGAAGGTGGACATGAATGACCCACTCGCCGTTAATAAATTTATCCAGTCGGTAACTAAGCCGAAATGGTATGACTACTTGATTGAGATATTTTATAACTCAATTCTATCTAATCCCAAAACACATATCGTAAACTTTGGCTCAAATACCCTGACGGCAGTTTTGTCCCCCTTTGAACGAGGCGTTTCGGCGGCAGTTGAAGCACCGTTAGCGTTCTTTCAAAGACGACCACAACAAAGATTCCTTGGTGAAGTCGCACAGGATATATTTGGTGCATTAAGAGGAATACCAGAGGGATTGCGGGCAGCTCTTTACAATATTAAAAATGGATATACCTTGGAAGAGGTGGCGAAATGGGAAATCAAAAGTAAGGCATTTACTGGCAAGGCAGGGATTGTTGTCGGTATGCCAACGAGATTTCTTGAAGCTGCTGATATGTTTGGCAAATCGGTTAATAGGACCGCAACGTTACGAGCCGAGGCCTATCGTACCGCCAAAATGTCGGGATTAAAGGGTGAACAATTTATAACCGAGCTCAATAGGTTGATTCAGAATCCCACCGGGGAAATGTTGAAACGGGCAAGTGATATTGCTGAATACAGATTATTTAGACAGAAACCCGGGGCGGTTGTAAGTAAGTTAATCAAACTTCGTGATGTTGAAATCATGGGTATCCCAGTTCTGAGGTTCTTCGTTCCCTTTTTGAGAACACCCGCCAATCTTGTGAAGTTCGGATTAGAGCGTTCTCCGTTAGGTGTATTGAATTATAAAATGTGGATAAACGCTGCCAAGAAAAGTCCTGAGGCGGCCGACCAAATAGCCAGATGGGTTATTGGGTCAACGATTGCGGTGGGGGTAGGCACCTATATCGCCGATGGGAAGATTACGGGGGCGGCACCGACTTCACCAAATGAACGAGATTTATTCTATCGCCTGGGGAAACAACCATATTCAATTAAAGTCGGTGATAAGTGGGTGTCATATCAAAGAATCGAACCTCTTAATCAAACTCTCGCCCAAGTCGCAGCCGTGGCACAGTCCATTAAAGATAAAGAATCTGATACTGACATTACGGGCATGGTAGGCAAGGCGATCGCCACAATATCCCAGAACTTTATTAGTCAAACTTATATGAGCGGGATTGCCGACTTAATGAATGCAATGGAAGACCCCGAACACTCTGGGGGGAATTTTATACAACGGTGGGCAACTGGACTTATTCCGTATAGCGGCACAATGAGAGCCGCAACACAGGCCACGGATGTAACAATCAGACAACCGAGGGGGATTGCCGAATCTATCAAGGCAGGTATCCCTGGATTGTCTCAAACTGTCCCCGCCAAGATTGACATTTTCGGTGAAACAATTACTAGAGAATCACCTTTCTGGTCGCCGATTTATGTGACTACAGAAAAAGATGGCAGATTGAATCAAGAATTGAATAATCTGGGATTGAACTTCGGTTTTGTCGGTGGCTCTATCTCTGGTACAGAATTAACCGAGGAGCAAACTAGGGAATACCGAATCCTGGCAGGCAACGTACTTAAAGACTATCTCTCAAGAGCCATTGATAGTTCGGAATATCAATCATTAACTGCGATAGAAGACCGCAAGGATTATCTGAATAGTGTGGCGAATAGTGCCAGGCAACTTTCCAGAACAATTGAAATGGAAAAACTGGGTATGCCTGTATCTACGGCCTCAAAGGAAGTTCAGGCTAAAGAATTTCTCAATGCCAACTTAAATGCTGCCGAAGATAAAATTTGGCGACAATACTCACCTGATTTAAGAACCCTCTCTGACCAGATTATAAAACTTGAGAATAGCGATAACAGAAACGATAAGATTCAGGCCAGGCAACTCTTAATGCAACATCCTGAAATTCTGTCAATCCGCAGGAAGATTGCAATTGAAAAAGCCAAGGTTAAAAGAGAAATGCAGGGGAGGTAAATATGCCGGCAGATTTTGAAAAATGTGTAGCGGACGGAGGCAGGGTAAGAACCATTAGTGTCAACAAAACTCAGTATATGCACGTTTGTTATCAAGATGGTAAGTCTTATCATGGCGAAGTCAAAACCAAGCAGCGTGCCAAGAGAAGGAATATGAAATAATGCCACTCTATGAATACCTCTGTGACTGCGGTGAGAAATTTGACAGTTGGCGCCCCTTCAATTTGAGATTATGGTCATTGTGCCCCAAGTGTGGCAAGGAAGCCCCAAAGGTATTTTCTGCGGTTAATAACACCTCTACCTGGGTGCTGGATTCTTTGAAGGATGATGTACCCAGGCGGTGGGAAGACCCGTATCATTGAGTAGCCTTTCAACAGTCGACTTAGAAATGAGTCGGCTTTTAATTTAGGAAGGATTAGGAGGATACAATGGACGACATTAACGTTCAACCAAAAGGTGATGTTTCGCAAGAGACACTATCAACCGAGGCGAAAAAACTCGAACCGCCTCAACCTCAACCTTTAACCGAGGATGTCCTTAAACAAAGGATTGACGAGGCAGTCGGTAAAGCTCTTGGTGAGCAGACCGAAAAAGCCAAACGTGAAATCCAGAGTATTAAGGATAAATCAAGGCAGGAGATTGAGACTCTCGTTAGGAGAGCAAATGTAGCTGAAACGACCCTACAAGGAATCGTCCCCGAATTGGATGAGGATACTAGAAATAAACTAGAGCTTCAACGATTACGGGGGCAGGCTGCACAGTATCAGACAAAGGAACAACAAGAAGAGGCGAAGCGTCAATATGACGAGTTTCACCAGACATTCGAGACCCAGATGTCAGAATTTATCACTGAGGCGGGTATAGACCCATCAGACAAGAGGATAGATTGGGCGAAGGATGCCAAAGATGCCTTTGAGATGCAGAAAAGGATTCATTCTTCAGTGACTAAAATCATGAAGGATAACCAAAAGGCAGCCGATGATAAGCGGAGTCAAGACCTCAAAGATTTAGAGGCAAAACTTCGCAAAGACTTAGGGTTGGATTCGGTAGACACCTCAACTCCAATCGCCCCTAGAAAGGATGTCAGCAAAATGACAGCCTCGGAGTTGATAAAGGAAGGTTTGAAGGAGGGGCAAAAGAAAAAATAAAACAGGAGGACTAAAAAATTGAATACGTTAGCTCAGTACAGTACGCTAACTACGGATAAAATCCTGAAAGGCGTACTCGACACTATCGTAAAAGAAAGTCCTCTGTTGGCTCGTTTACCCTTTAAGGAACACATTGGCAATTACTTCTACTTCAATATCGAAAACGCAATGGCTACCGTGAACTGGTACACCGTTGGAGATACTTGGGTGGAAGGTGCTAACACATGGGCACAAGGCGGAGTCTTACTAACCACAATGGGTGGTGATGTGGACACCGACAAGTTCGCCATCAAGACAAAGGGCGATATTAACGATGTGAGAGCCGTTAATATCGAGGGCAAAGCGAAAGCTATGGCTCACGAGTTCGACAGAGCTTTCATTTACGGGCAAACCACGACAACTTCCAATGCCAAAGAGTTAAAGGGGCTTTTGAAGTGGATTGCCAACTACGAGAACACAGACCTCACTACAGCAGACCTCGACTCTGCACACAACGACCAGGTTATCCTTAACGATAGCACCGTTGGCACAGAGAGGGCACTTGTTATCACAAAGTTAGATGAACTGATTGATGCAGTTAGACCAGGGAAACCTGATTGTCTAATGATAGATAGACGCACAAGACGTTTTCTTAACAGCCTCGCCTACGCATCAGCAAGTTCACCAATCCGCGTTGCCAAAGATGAGTTCGGGCAATTCATTGCTCTTTACAATGAAATTCCCGTAGTCATCAATGACTTCATGCTGGACAATGCACCAGATTCTACGGATTCGTCTGATTACGCATTAGCCATTGCTAACTATGCCGTTGCCACCGCAAGAAGTGGTTCGGCAGACCGTTCTTTCGTTTTCGCTCTACGCTTTGATGAGCAGAATGGTGTATGTGGCATACAGAACGGGGCAATGGAACACGAGGATTTGGGTGAGTTGGAAACCAAGAGGGCATATCGCAATCGTTTCGCTTGGGATTGCGGGGTCGTAATGCTAGGCAAGAAATGCGCTGCCGTTTTAATCAACGCTGGCGACTGCGCCTAAGGGAGGATAGAAATGGCCTTTGCTGAAACCGCACAAGATAGGAGAGTCCTAGAAGGCATTAACCCCTTTAGTGTAACCCTGGCAGAAGCGGTTCATGCAGGAGACCCACTTGGGATAAGTGGTGGAACATGGGTATTATCTGCCAGTGCTACGGTAGAACAACCGATTGCCATAGCTGCGGAAAATGGGGCTGTCGGGGAAACCATAACAGCCTATACAATGGCCGTGGTGGAGTGTGTAACCACTTCTTCTACTTATGCAACGGTAGGTGAGAAAGTTGCCGTTTCTGATACGGGTTATTATATGGCAGCTACCGCCGATTATCCCGATGTCGGGTTTGTGGCTAGTATAGGCGGGCTTGTAACAGCGATAGTATTCCTTTGCCCGTGTGCTGCTCAATTAACAGTGGTGAGGGCTTAAGGAGGTGAGTTATGGCATTTGCTGAAACCGCTTCCTCGATTAGAACGGTACAGGGTCAATGTCCCGTTAAAATCACTCTCGCTGGAACGGTACAGGCTGGCGACCCACTCGGCTATTATTCGGGTTGGGTATTATCCGTAAGCACGGGAACTATCCAAGCCCTTTTGATAGCGGGGGAAGCAGGTGCAAATGGCGAGGAAATAACCGCTTTCCCAGTGGCAAAAGTATCAGTTATAACTACCTACGCGAACTGTGCTACGGTGGGTCAAAGGGTAGCCATTTCTGATACGGGCACTTACGCCGTTGCTGCTTCGGGAGACCCCGATGTTGGCTTTGTTACCAGTATTGGGAGTGATTCACTTGGTGCTGTCATTGAACTTTGTCCGATGTTGGCACAACTAACCGTTGTTAGAGCATAAAGGTCGAATAAGGGGGGTAGAAATACCCCCTTTTTAACTTAGGAGGTTTTTAATGGCAAGAACATTACCAACTTACTTATCTCCCTGCGATTTCTACGGCGAGGGGATTATTCGCCCTCTTGGGTATTTTGAAGCCACGACATCTACGGCAGATATAAAGATGATTCACGCCATCTTTACTTCTTCGGCCACCACTGGCACTGCTCGGTCGCACTATTCATTCCTAACGATTAGTGGAGCAACGACAGATGGGGGAGAATCGGTTCGTGGTAGAACGGCAGTTACAGCTGCCGTAGCGGGTGGAGTTCATGGTGGGCATTTCGGACTTGAGGTTGGTTCTGGGGGATCACTCCCAGGACTCGGTGTTGGTTGCCGCGCCACCTTTATGATACCTAACTCAACTATGAGTGGGGGTACGGTATATGGTGGTATGTCAGAAATTTATGCCGAGGGCAGTTCCTCCAGTGTTTCTGGGACAACCGCGCATGCCATACATTGCTTCAGATGTGCTGGAGATACAACTGGGAGTGCGACTGCTCAAGTTGCACTCGACTTTAACGGCTTAAAAACAGGGACAACGGGAGGGACGGATATGGTTGATACCAGTCCTAGTAACGTGACCTGTAATCTGAAAGTCAGATGTAAAGTCAACGGTACAGTGGCATGGCTGATGTTTTGCACCACTGATAGCTAAGGGATTTTAGGAGGGGGTAGATGCCCCCTCCCTCACTTTTAACAGGTGCTTTTATGGAAATAGATAAGAAATTTATTGAATTAAAAATAAACCAATTTGACCAAAACTCTCTTAACGCCCATGAAAATTCCATTTATAACAAGGGGGCTGCCGATTGCCTGCGGGTTCTTTTGGAAGAGTTAGAAAAACAAGAACCTGTCAAGGTTGAGGATTTGATTAAGGATGCAGAAATCATAGGAGGTCAATAATGAAACAGGATTGCCCCTTTTGTGGGAAGGTAAACATTGATGGGCGGCACGTCAGGTTATGCCCTAAAAAGCCCCAGGATGAGGCAGGAAGCCCTTTAGTCGAAGAAAAGGTGGATTTACCTATCCCTGTTGAAAATCCATCAATCCCAACACCTGAAACTAGTGAAGTAAAAACCTTGAATTGTCCTACTTGTGGGGCGAAATCCATAATGCTTAATGCCCTTGATTATCGTTGTCCTAACTGTGGAGATAGAGAAAAGAGACAACCGTTGCCTGCGGGGGTGAAATGAGTACAACCTTAGCCACGGCGAGACAGGAATTAAGTCGTCAAATTGCAGATTACTGGGCTAGTACAACTACGACTGCGGGTAACGCTGGCGGGACTACATATATTGATACTGCTTTAATGGCGAAGGCTAATGATTGGATTTCCGATGACCCGCAAGAAATATACGACTTGATTACTTCTGTAAGTTCGGGTTCTAACCTTGATAATGAGCGGAAACTATATGCTCTCGACAGTACCACGGGAACGATTACCAGTCTGGCTCATACGGGGCAGGTATTAGTTTCTACTGGTTATGAGATACATCGGTTATTCTCTGCCTCCGAGAAACGGAGAGCCTTAATTCACGCTTGTAAAGCGGGATTTCCTTATATTTTCAAACAGGTTCGGGATACCTCATTGACGGTGGGCAACTGGTTAAGAAATGGCGACCTTGAATCTAATTGGTTGACTACTGCGACAAACTCTTATTGGGTAGCCGCAACTTCTACTCTGGCTCAATACACCACAGCACCTTACTTTACCCGTGGTGCGACCAGCATGAGGATAACGGGTTCTGCTGGTTCTGTCTATCAGAGTAATACAGAGAATGTTGACCTCATGAACTTGGCGGGAAATTCGGCGACTTTCGAGGCAGATGTATGGAGTAATGTCGCCTCTGATACCAGACTTTCAATTTATGACGGCACGACCACGACTTACTCATCTTATCATTCGGGCGGAAGCTCCTTTGAGAGATTAAGCGTTACGGCGACTATTGCGGATTCACCCGCATCTGTTAAATTCTCAATCCACAGAGGAGCGAGTTCCACTGTCTATGCCGATGACTTCAGGGTTATCGGACCGAGTAGAGACAAACTCTACATCGGTGATTTGGGATTAGCCTTAAACTATCCGCACGAAATCAGGCAGTCGGCAGATTCCAGTATTGATGATGAACCGTGGCAACTCATCAGAGAATACGAGATTGGTTCTGACGGTTATCTCTATTTGGGTGAGGGTTCAGATGATTACAGGCTGAGGATATGCGGAATAGGCTACTTAGACTTCCTCGCCTCTGGGGTTTCTTCAACGGCATGGACGGCAACGGTAGACATTGACTCACCCCAGACGGAGATACTCATAGTCGAGGCGGTTATGTATCTTTATATCCAAATGGTTACCCCAAACTATACTTCGGGCGACCGAGATTCTTTTGCCGAGATACTTCAATACTGGGAAGCGGAATTGGACAGTAGGCGACAGAAGTTTGGCATGAAAGCGCCGCCAGCGACTGTAAAATGGGGTAGCATTGGCGGAACTGGGTATAAGAGTGCTTATGGTCGAACTCAATACTAGGAGATTATATTGATTTTAATTCCGAAACGTAAACTTGGTGATATTCCCACCCAGCAAAACCTGACCATACAAGAGACACTACGCCAGGTGAAGGGGCTCAATCTCGATTGGGCAAATATCAAAAATGTGATAATTGTTGATGCCCAGATAACCAATTGCTCAATATCGAAACTTACTGCGGGCAACCTGGCAGTCACAGGGACTTTAACAACTGGTGGTTATTTGAAATCTACCAATTACGTTGCAGATACCGCAGGATGGCAGGTTGACTATCTTGGCAATGCCGAATTTAACAGCGTCAAGGTGCGGGGCAGTATTTATACATCATCTATCGTTTCGGATAATACCCTAACGGTAAGTGGAACGATTAGTGCGGGTGCTGGGAAAGTTACAATAGATTCAACTGGAGTAATTATTGGAACAACTGGAGCAGGTACGGCACATCTCACAATCAAAGATTCGGGGGGAACACAACGTGGCACTATTTTTGCAAGCACAACTCAATTTAATGTTTTCTCTTGGGCTTCTGAGTTGAATCTCTCTAGTGAACAGGGTGTTCAGATAGATGCCGAATCTGGATATGGTATAAATTTTGGAGGCGGTTGGATGGATTTACCCACCTCAACATTTGCAGGTACGCCCGAAGCAATTGAGCGCAGGTTCTTTTATAATACGACTTCCCATGTTTTGCAGTATCATAATGGTACTTCTTGGAAGGTTATTGCCACTGTGGCATGAACATCGTCAGGACAAAAATGAATGCATTTGAGTATTTGAAATCATTTGAGTTTCTTCCACAGAGAGGTACAAATTTAATAAATAGAAGACCATCAAACAGCGAAATTAGAAGATGGCTACAAAATAAATCCATAATCATAAATGGCGAAAAGCCGCCTCCAGAAGATGAAATTGAATTTCCTGTTACTAGTTTAATATTTTTCCCGGCCTCGAGACCAATAACTATGATATTAGAAGAAGACTGGGAAGGAGCTAAACATTATTATGGCGAAAAGGAGAAAAGTGAACCCAGAAGAAGAACTTAAAATTGCACAACAAAAGTTAGAAGAAGTGGTAAATCTTTTTAATCAGAAGGAACAAGAGAAACAAGAACTTTTGAAAGAATCCCTGAGACTTGAAGGTGAGATTAGGGGATATAACAAATTTATAGGAGAGAAAAATGTCAGTGGGTAGCCACACGCATGACCACGAAATAAGGGTAAATAGCACCACCAAAAGATTTAATCTTGCCCGAAATGATAATGGCGGAGCCATATATCAGGTTTCCGAAGATACCCCCAAATATCAAAACCCATTCAAGTTCATAATGAGAAATTGGCAGGGTGGGCATGGGCAATATGAACTTAAACAATCAGACCTTTATTTCTATGGTCAATCTATAGATACCACACAGGAAGGCAAGGTAATTCTCGGTCCGCTAATTTATTCGGTGGGCGTAGGTGCAACCACAAGCCTTGGTGCTAATCCTGTCTGTTTCTGTTGGTATGCGGCCATTTCTAAACTCATGGTGGCTACGGGCACAAAAGTTTTCTGGTGGGACTCAAGCACGGGTTACTTTGTAGAGAAAGAGGATTTCACCGCCATTGGGATTATCACCGATATGAAGGAATATGATGGAATCCTTTATGTGGCTCTAGGTATGGATGATTTGTATTATACCTCGGCAAATGGCGCTGATTTCACTGTTACGAACCTCACAGACCATCATGCCGTAGGATTCTTTACCGCTCCCAATGCTGCGGGAACTTCCAATGTCCTGTGGAAATTCATAACCCCCAATCAGATAGCATCTACAACTAATGGACAGGCGGGGGGAACGCAATGGTCAAGTCCTGCCTATATTGGGGATACCTCGAACAACATTACGAACATCTTTGTGGTTAATGGCAATTTAATGATAGGGCGGACGGACAATCTTTATAATTATGATTCTGACGGTGGCGTTCATGCCTTGATGGATGGCCTGAAAAACAATCGGGATACCAACAACTTCAAATATGTCGTGGATTGGCAGACGGCAACTTATTTCTCGCTCACTCAAGGCCTGGGTGAAATCACGGCATATAACACTTTTCAACCTGTGGGACCATTTACTGATATTGATGACATAGGCAAGACTGGTACCTGTGTGGGTGTAGCATCTGATAAAGACTTTATCTATATCGCTATGGATGAGGGAACGAATACACATATCTACAAGGGAAGAGAGATAAGACGGGCGGGTGGATTGCGTTGGGAGTGGTGCCCCTGGGTATTTTTATCAACAAACGCTTGTGCCACGATGATGGTTGTGCAACATAGTTCTACGGATCGGCGGTTATGGTTCGGATATGGGAATTATGCCGCATATGTCATATTAACAGACAATCCCCTGGCGGATTCTGCTACTAGGTTTGCTGCCTCTGGGAATATTCGCTTTAGTTATGATTATGGCAGCAATCCCTACTGGGACAAGTTATTCCAATCGGTTATTACCGAGACAAAGAATTGTACTGCCGACATCACTGTTACTCCACGCTATTTGAAAGACACTGATACCTCTGCCACCGATTTAACCCCAGAGATAATAACCAATGGTGTGGTTAAAACCGACCTTACTAGTCCATTAAGTTGCAAACGTATCCAGTTTGAACTTGACCTTGCCACTAATAGTAGTTCCACAACCCCTGAAGTTACTTATTTTGAGGCTAGGGGTATTGAAAACCCAGAAAAAGTAAGAATATATGAGGCGGTATATGTGGTTGGTGATGAACCTTCACAGAAAGCCGAAACCATAAGAGATTTCTTCAGAGATGCCAGAGAATCAACAAACCTTATTCGGTTTGCCGATTTACGTTATGGCGAATCAACTGAAAGTACGAATTACACATGGGTTGTAATGATGCCGGGATATCCCGTTGAGGTTGAAATTCTTCATGAACGTGGGAGAGCCCCAGAGATGGGGATTAAAGTTCGTTTCATGGAGATAGATTATACAATTTCATAAAGGAGGAAAAAGATGCAACAAGTAAAATCAAACGACGGAGCAAGGCTTCGGGGAATCTTCAGTGGTGAAATCCTGAGACCGTATGACCAGGAGTTAGCCAAATCTATCAAGGCGAAGTTTGGCTTTAATTCACCTGAATATCGTGCCATCCCAAGGTATCTGGCAGACACGTTTGAGGGGCACAACCTCATAACTACCGAGGGCTTGAACAGATTGCAGGATGTCATGTTTCATGGCACTACACAGACCAACCCGTGGTATTGCTGTCTTGTAGAGAGCGACACCGCTCCTGCAGCAGGCATGACCTACGATGTGCCTGTCTATACGGAAAGCACGTCTTATGACGAGTCGGGCGCAGGTAGACCCGCCTATGTAGAGGCTGCGTCCGCTGCCGGGGTAACAACCAACACGCTCAATAAAGCAGTTTTTACTATCAATGCCACGAAAACTATGTACGGTGCTTCGTTGGTAAGTGTTATTACAGCAGGCGACCATACTGGCGGTGCTAATAATGTCCTGTATTGTTATGCCAAGTTTACAGCATCAAGAGCCGTGGTAGATAACGATGTTATCAATCTAACCTACCAGACATCAAGTGCCGATGACGCAGTTTGATAGATGATTAGGTTTTGTGTGGGCGGACTGGATAATTTCCAGTCTGCCCACCAAGGTAAACTATGGCTACTCTAACAGTTTATGGCTCAACGAGTGACGGGTATATCATCTTATCTGACGCTACTTATAATACAGCCTGGACTGGTGCAAGTGGGACTGTAGTCGACACAGAGGGCACCTTTACACTTGGGCAAACGTATACACCAGAGACATACATTCTTTATCGTGCTTTTCTATTCTTTGATACTAGCTCAATACCATCAGGAGCCGATATAACTCTGGCTACCTTAACTTTCTATGGAAACAGCGATGGCTCTGCTACTGACTTTCTAATAACAATCCAGAATGGACAGCCGACATATCCTCACGACCCATTAGCAGCAGGTGATTATTCTAAGGCAAACTATTCTGGAGACGGCGGTAGTTTAACTACAGCTGGATTCAAAACTGGCGTAGGGGTTGGTAAGAACAACGTTTTAACACTTAACGCCGATGGCAGAAGTTGGATAACAAAAGCAGGGCAGACGAAATTATGTCTTAGAAGTAGTAGGGATATAGCTGGCACAACGCCCACTGGTGCTGAATATGTGGAAATAGTATCTGCTGAGAGCAGTGGTGCGCCATATAGACCTGTCCTGTATGTGGAGTATACAGTAGTACCTTACGAACTTTCCTGTACCGATGGCTTGAAAGCAGGCGATTCTGCCGTAATGGGTTTATTCTTTGTACTGGCTGCGGTAGATGGACTTAAAATTAGCGATTCGGCATTATACGACCACATTATGAACTTTACACTAAGTGATGGGGCGAAACTATCCGAATCCCTAAGTACTTGGTTACAGAGTTACCCAACCGCTACAGACGGAGTTAAGCTCTCTGAGGTACTAACCACGCTAAAAGAAACCTTCCCGACCTTAACTGATGGTGTTGGACTTGGCGATATGACTTCAACGTATGGTCTTTATGCCTTGTTATTAACTGACGGCATCAAATTATCAGATATCGCGACACATTATTTGACTTTGAGCCTCTCGGCTACTGATGGTGTCAAGGTAAGCGACCTCACCTCTATTTACGGGGCTTTGGTTATCTATGCCTTATTGGAATTATACAGCAGGGCGCTCATAGCCAGATTACATAAGAGAGATACAACGGTGATACAAGAGGAATAGTTATGTATGTAAAAGTAGGGCGGCAGGCTTTGGTCTGCCCACTGAGGTAAATCATGGCGTGGTTAAATAATTGGTCATATCGTAAATCAGTCACAGTCACAAACGCCTCTGCTAGTTATCAGACTAAAGTCTTAGTTGGTGAGAGTTCAGGGGCAACTGGCGAAGAGGTTGACTGTAATTCACATTGCCAGACAGACTTCGATGATTTAAGGTTTACGGGTGCCGACGGCACAACTTTACTTGATTACTGGATTGAATCCATAACAGGCACAACGCCTAATCAGTTAGCTACAATCTGGGTTGAAAACAATGCCACGCCCGATACTACTCTTTATATGTACTATGGCAAGGCTGACGCCACCGCAGTAAGCAATGGTGCAAATACCTTTATAACCTTTGACGATTTTGAGCGAGGCAATGATGGCGATACCGTAGGCGGTGCCTGGACTGAAGCAGACCCCCATGTTCATATCTCTACTGAACAGGATATAGGTAATGTTACGGGTTATACAGGCACCCGCTCAATGAAACTAATAGACGCTTCAATAGCAACTATACCAGATACCCCTTCAGCAAATAAGGCTATTAGATTCCGTATTTATAAGGAGAATGCTGGCCAGTACAGTGGAGCATACGGGAATGGCACCAAATATTGGAATCCCGTCTTTTTTGCCACGGAGGATTTGGAGTATTACGATACCGACTATCGAGACACGGGAGTTAATGGAACTGCCGACCAATGGGAACTATGCGAGTTCAATGATTTTAACTGGACAGCCTATACTCTTGACTGGTGGTGGAACGGTTCAAGGATAAAAGATGGGGCTACGATGTATACCTCTGCGGGTAGTAATGGGGTATTTGGCATCTATTCTTCGGCTGGCGGGAACATCTGGATTGATGATTTTATAGTTCGCAAATGGACTGCCACAGAGCCAACATGGGGAAGCTGGGGAAGCGAGGAGGAGTTAATGTACATTCCATTCAAATCATTTTATCCGCATATACTCGCTCATTAAATAAAAAGGAGGTTTAACATGGGAAGAACTTACAACATAACGGCAACCGATATAACGGTTGTAACAGCAGTCAACGTACTGGCGGCAATCTATCCAGTTGCTACCCCGCCTGCTGCTGGCTCTGTTATCGCAATCAACAGGGTCGAGATTTCACAAGGAGAGAATGCTACATCTGCGGCGGTGAGGGCATTATTGTCGGCTAGGACTGGCGGCAATCTAACTGTCGCTACTGTTACCCCTTCAGCAGCAATGTACGGAGGGGCGGCTTCTGCTATCGCTGGTGTAGCAGGGACGTTAGCTGCGGGCAAGTGCGGCATTACTGGTTCGGCAGATGCAACCCCAACGTATGTTGACCTAATAACTGCCTCGTTCAACGCCTTAAACGGGTGGCTATGGATTCCAACACCTTCAGAGAGATTATATTTTACGGGTGCAGTAGCTTTTGTTGTCAGGATAGGTGGTCCCGCTGGAGCAGCTGACCCCGGCAATCTTAACGGTTGGAATGTTTCCATAAACTTTGAAGAAATTTACTAAGGAGTTTAGATGCCTATTTGGAGACAACCACCTCAACCCCAACAAATAGCGGTTCGTACACCGATTCTTATAGTTGGCGGCGAAGTCTATGAACTCTCTTGCACAGATGGGTTAAAAGCAGGAGACGCCACAACGGGAAGTTTAACTCTTAACTTATCATTAACGGATGGCCTCAAGGGTAGTGAGTCCCTAGCCACCCAGTGTAGTTTCGGCGTTTCTTGTATTGATGGATTAAAAGGCGGAGATGCCTCTGGCAATATAGCCAGTCTGTATAATACGCTACTAGACGGTGCCAAACTAAGCGATTCTGCCGCTCATTTTCTGGCCTTGTATTTATCGCTTACTGACGGTGCTAAATTATCCGATACCTTAACTACGTTGCTACAAACATTCCCCTCCGTCACAGATGGTGTTAAACTCTCTGAGACCCTGGCTACTTTGTTGCAAACCTATCCCATTGTTACGGATGGCGTTAAGTTATCTGAAACCCTAGCAACCCTCCTACAGACCTACCCGTCTATTGTAGATGGCGCTACGCTAAGCGACTCGACAAGTATGCTAAACCAGATTTACAAGTCACTTGCCGATGGGGTTACGCTCAGTGATACAGCATTAGCGAGTTTGGTTTATAACTTACTGGCTACCGATGGCGCCACGTTAAGTGATTCTGCTATTCTCGATAGATTAAAAGTTATCTATGCCTTATTAAAATTATATGCACGGGCAATAGAATCCGACCTTAACCAGAGGAGCTTGATAATCAGAATGAAGGGGAAATAAGGAGTATTAACATGGCAGACATGACTGTTCCCAAAAACGATAAGGGTTACTACCTAAGTTGGACCGTAAAGGATTCGGCGGGGGATGTTTACAGCCTGACCGATTATACAATTAAACTCAAAGTCTGGGCTGCTGGCAGACCCGGCACACTTATTGTTGATGGTACGTGTACTCCCGTGGTGGCAGCCTCCGGTACTTGCCGATACTTGGTTACAGCAACCGATTTTACACTCAAGGGAACATACTCGGCAGAATTAGAATTAACAAAAACGGATACCATTGAGAGTACAAGAATGTTTACCATTGAAGTAACCGAAAGCGGATAGGAAGGAAATTCCGATGAAATTATCTGAACGAGTGGATAAAATCGAACAGGCAATTGACAACTTGACCGCCATAATATTTGACATGAAAGACAACCACCTGAAATGTATTGATGATAAAGTTACTCGTTTGGATGAACGGACTAAACTTATTTTAACTCTTGTATCACTTATGTTGGGAACGGTAGTAATCGGCGGCTCTGTAGCAGTTATTATCAGGATGTGTTTTTAGAACAAGTCAGTGTATTGACACACAACTCCAGAAATGGAGTATACGCTCAATAAAACAAACCGTCCCCATGGACGGCTTTTGCTTTAGGCAACAATCTGAGCAGAAATGATGTTCAGTCGTAAACAAAAAGTGCTCAGTTGAAATATAAAAAATAAACAAGGAGGAAAAACGTGAAGGAAAAACTAGATGCCATAATCAGTTTTATCAAGGGGCTCATGCAGCCAGCATTGACGGCTGTAATGGTGGCCGTATTCCTGATACTGGTATTATCGGGATACAATCAATCCGATGTCTTTAAGTTGGTGGTCGGTGTAATAGTGTTTTGGTTCGGCTATACCGCCTTCAACTTCAAGGTTAATGGCAACGGTTCATCGGCGGGTAGCAAGGTAGAACCCCCAAAAGCTAACGGCGGGCAGTCTACTGTGGCTACCCCATTCTTTGAGCCATTAGATGATATGTCCGCAGTAGAGGAACCTGGCTTTGATTCCTGGGATGATAAACCTATCAAGCCTTTTGATGCAGACAAATTCATGTCTGAAGTAAAGAGGGATACAGTAGGACAGTACGGTGAAGAAAATCCCGCCACACTATTCTATGAAGCCCTTGCCAAAACAGAGGGCGTTGCCGCACCGTGGACATTCAACAATCTACAAGCGTTAAGGGATTGCCGGGAGTTCATCTTGGGATTAGCCGAGGACGCCTTTACTTGGAAATGGGGCGTGGATTTTGCAACAGCAGAAGCCCATCTCAATGACCCACGAGGTTGTACTACCTGCGGCGACAAGACTATCGGTTGCACCTATCCCGACATCGACTTTAAGGCACGCCAATTGGGCATGGACTATTATGTTGCCTTGCGTTATTACCGAGAAGCAAAAAGGAAAGTTGACGACCTAGAGGGATAAACCTTGAAAAAGTTAATATGGATTATTCCAATAGTCTTATTATTCCTATCCGCTTGTGTGCCTTCCCCTGCGGTTGACTGCAAATCACAAACAGATGCCGCATATCACCAGGGATTCAACGATGCTAGTTCGGAAGCATTAAATGCCCTCACTGTGGATTTAGTACCTGATTCCATCTACCGGAAAATCTACAATGAGGGCTTTCAGGACGGGCAAATGTGTCAGGCTGACTTGGTTATCAATTACCCAACAACCCAACAGGTACTAGACTTCGTGGCTCAGGATGATACCGACAAGATTCTCTCAAATCCTGATGGCTTTGTCTGTGCAGATTATAGTAATAGAATCAGTGGGAACGCTTGGGACCAGAACATACCATGCTACACAGTTATGATAGTGTTGGAGTATGTAGGCGGATATGCTATGTTCCATGATTGTGTAGCCTTTCCTGTACGGGATAGTCCCGACTTACTCTTTATCGAACCCCAGAATGACCTAATCATTCACGATGTTGTAGCGGGTTCTATCCCCTATGTCTGTGCAGACAACAATGGAAATGGATTCTGTAAATTCCTGACTGAGAAGCCCGTACTCAAAGTGCTAGTGAACAGATGATGTGTAAATTCTTTCAACCAAAAGTCCCAGTCAACCTTGTTGAGATGTCACCCAATGCAGTTGAAACCCTGTTCAAATCGGTGAAACTTCCTATCCCGATGGGACTCTTAGATGGTAAATACTGGACAACCGATGCCGAAACTTGGGCGACAGTTCTCAGTAAATTAGTGGCCTCACCGTGGGCATACAAAGATGAGATAAACGACTGCGAGGACATCGCCCTGGAAGCTATGTTGCAATGCTCAAGAGACTATGGACTTAACACAATGGGCATGGCGATAGGCAAATCCCCCTACGGCTACCACGCCTTCAATATTTACATCGTAGGCGGTACTGACCTCTGGCTATTTGAACCCCAATTTCTTGGCTCTCAACAATACTTCCCCCTCAAAAATGACATGGGGTATATTCCAGATAAAGTCCTGATATAGTTCACAACGCCCTGTGGCTTCACCAGACGCTAAAATTCAAGGGTATGAGGCAAAACTAGACCTAGGATACCTGTTACCCCATAAATGAGTAAAAA